TTCTTCTCCTGTCAAGCCTTTTTTATATAATTCTCTATAAATTATTAAAGTATTGTCATTTATATCCATTATTCCCCATAAACAACAGCTTTCTGAAGCATATCCATAGTCAATACCTTTTACCCTTTCCCAATGAATTGGTAGTGCAAATGGAGATATAACATGTACATTTGGGTCAAATTCTGTAAATGCTGCACCTTCTGCTACATCCCAATTACCTTCTAATAATTGTTGTCTTTGAGTTGGTGGTAAAGATTTAAGCATTTGTTCATACACTCCATCCTCTGCAAGATATGGGTTGTCTGCTAATTTAGCTGGTATAAACTTTCTAGTTAATCCATCATTACCTATAAAACTTTTATTATACTCATGAGAATCTACATATCTTTTTTTAACCCAATGAGAACCTACACCACCGGGATTAGCTGTACATCTTAGATAAGTTTTTATTTCTGGGTCAGTAGTTCTTAAACGAGAAGCAAGATAGTTCCAACTAAACTCTGTAGGTAAATGAGTTATTTCATCAAACCCTATCCAACTATATGCTTGTCCTTGATATCTATATACATCTGCATCTCGTTCTAAGAATCCAAATTCTATCTTTGCACCACTAGGAAAGTTCCAAAGTTTTTCTACTTCTCTAAACTTAGCACCGGGAAATGCTTGTGGATATAGTTCACGAGACTTGTCAATCATCTCACGAAGTTCTGGCATGGACCTTCTTAATATTAAAGCACGATGAGCTTTTTTATGTGCATACCTTAGTGGGTCAACAAGCATGGCATAAGATTTACCACCACCTGCTGCACCACCATAGAGTACATCTTTCTCATCTGCAGCTAAGAAATCTGTTTGTGGTCCTTCATTTGGATGAAAGATAACATTACTTTCTTTTATTATTTCTTGTACACTAGGAGCTACTTGTTCTAAATCTTTGTCACTAACTATTTTAGATGTAGTTTTTTCTGTAGCTTTTTTAATTACTTCTTGTTCTTTTTTAAGTTTAGATTCTTTGTAAGCTATTTTCTTTTTAGCTTTATCTATTTCTTTTTTATCTCTAGCTAACTTTTGTTTTCTTTTTTGTTCAGGTGAATATTTATATTTTACTTTGGGTTGTGGAGTTTTTTGTACGATTTGAGATAATCCTACATGACTTATTTTTCTACCTGTTTCTTCTGTTATAAGTTCGGCTGCTTTTCTTAAAGAGTATTCTTGATTAAGAACAGACTGTACATACTTGTTTAGTATTTTTAATTCAGATTTTATAGGTTTTAGATAACCTTCAATATTACTTAGCTTGTAACCAAAAGGAATAGTTACACTTTTTTTCTTTATATATCCTTTAGGTATAAACATTAAAAGTTTTTTCTTAAATTAAAACCTACATATCCATTGTGTAATATAACACCCATGTATAGACCATTAAGTATTTTTATATCTCGTTCTCTTGTAATATCATCTTTATCTAAAAGATAGTAAAGAGTTCCTGTAGCTACTGCTTTATGTAAAAGTAATCTGTCTAATGATGGTTCAGGTCCTAAAATTGGATTTACTTCTACTGCATTAGGAAAATCTTTTAGACTTCTATAAGTCATATCTACATCCATTAAATTTAAAACTATAAAATTGTTAAATAAATTTTGTTCAGTTTTTGTCCAATTTTTAAATTCTGCTTGTAAAGACACAGAACATAATAATAATAATAAATACTTCATTAATTTACTCTTCTATACTTTCTTGTTTTTCTTGCTATCTTCTTAGGTTGTTTAGAATGTTGTTTTCCTTTTTTAGTATCTTTTCTTTTTTTTCTTGAAGTTGCTGCATACTCTGCTGGAGTTAATGCATCACGAGCTGCTTTAGGTAAATATCTTTCTCCAGTTTCACTAGACTTTTTACCAGACTTTGTACCCCAGTCTTGTTTAGTCCAAGACCTAAGACTTCTTTGTGACTTTTTTAGTCTTGCCATGTTTTTTCCTTATCGCTTCTTTGCCTTGCTTGGCGATTTTCGCCTGTTGCGTTTTACCGGCAACTTTTGCTCTTTGTTCCAAAACTGTAAGTATTTGAATTTTTCTAGCATAGGGTTTACTAATCCTCTTAACTTTTGCCACAGTTGCCCTTGCATCTGCTGGAGTTTTAAATTTAATGCTGATAGTGTCTTTTGGATTTTCATCTGTATATAATCTCCTTCCTGTTCCTTTAGGTTTTTTTCCTGTCCCTACTTTAGGGTCTCGTTTTTTTCTAGGCATTACTTATACCCACCACCTTTAGCTTTATATTGTTTAGCTAACATCTGGGCTTTTCGAGCTGACCATTGCCCGGGTTTACCTCCTTTAGAACCAGCTTTGATTCTCTCGAAAAGCCTCTTACGCATAGTTGGCTTGGTATAATTACCGGCTTTATTGACTGTTGACTTTTTTTTAGTCGTTGTCTTTTTTCTTACCATCTTTATTCTCCTTCTTCTTAAAAATCATATCCCAGTTTTTGTCAAACTCTTCACGAGTAACATGTCCGGGTTTGCCTTGGTTTCTTCTCATAGAGAGTCTACCCTTTTGTTTGTGCAAAGCTTTAAATGTTATGTTTCCTAAATGTGGCATATTAATTAAATATTTTCCATACTTTATTTAATCTACCAGACTTCATAAACTTGTGTAATTTATTAAATAAACTTACCATTTAACTCTATTAGCCCAATAAGCTGCTGACATTTTACCCTTTGCAATGTTTTTTCTGTGTCTAGCTTTAAAAGATTTTCGTTTCATCTTAGTTTTTCTAGACTCTCCTGCTTTAGGTTTACCTGCAGTCTTTGCACCTTGTTGTCCAAATCTAATTGTTTTAATTTTATCGCCCTCTTTGGCAACAACAATATGTGATTTAGTAGGATGACTAGGAGTACGCTTTGGTTTATTAAAACCACTTACTCCTGCTCGTTTTAATCTTGAGTCTTTTTCTCTAGCCATTAGTGTATTGTCTCCTTTTTTTCTGGTAATCTATGAGATAACTCATGTAATTCACCTATAATGGTCAAAGAATACATATCAGCTATTAATATAGCCTTATGTAAGTCTTCTGCTTTAATGTATGGTCCTATTAAAGCCTCATTATCTTTTATAACTTCAGTTAAAAATATTTTCATCCTAACATTCCTTTACCTAACACCCATCCTGTAATAAACCAAAAACAAAACCACCCCGGACTATCGTATGCAAACTCTAATAGTCTATTCAGATAGTTCTTCATAGTCTGTAATGTCTATAGTTTCCTTTTCAGGTAGTATAAATATACCTCCTTGTACATTATGATTGATGTCAAGCCTTTCTTTTTTACCTAATCCTACTCTATCAAGTATTGTTTGGGCAGCTTGTACCTTTACATTAGCTTGAGGTAGGGCTTTATCACTTTCTAAAACCTCAACAAGCTTAAAAGCTGCTGAAGGGGCTTCCCTTGCAAGTACATCTGAGGCTAAATCAACTATTTCATGTTTAAGACTTTTTATTACTTGGTAGTGATTGCCTGAGTAACCTGCGAGTTCGGCTGAAAGTTTGAGGTTTCCCTTAGTTTCTATAAGGTTATTAAGGAAATCCTCTTGTTTTTGTGTTAATTTTCTTTTTGTTGTAGGTAACGACATACCAATATTATATACATAAAAGGGGCATTTGTCAAGTATTAATAAATATTTTACAAAACACTTGACAAAATGCAAATATCTATCTATAATAAGATTAAGTCTGCCGGGGTTTGAATACATATCCTACAGAGCTGTCCTGCTCTACCAAACCCTGTGAAGTTTCCAACTGAAAATTACCAAAAATGTATGAGCATTAGTATATATATATGGTATGGGGGGTGTACATCTGGCGTGGGGGGTATTGCTAGAACTCCAAAGAGCTACATAGAAATATATAAACTATGAAAACCCAACTATCAAGAACTCTAAAGAACTGCAAGAGCTGTAAAGATATATGGCGTGAACTGTAAGAACTTACCAAAATTTATAAAGATTTGATGTGCTTTTCTGATATCAACCAACATCTAGGCATGTAAATTACTCTAAAGAGCTATACAAGGCTCTCTGGCTCATTTGTAAGGCTTAGTTGATAGGGTAGTACTGGTAAGAATGTTAAGCTGTTAGAGAGCCTTAGAATTAGTCAATGTATGCAGTGCTAACATTAGATTTTAGACATAAAAAACCCGCCATAAAGACGGGTAAAAAAGTATGTGCAGTCTTTTTAAATATTAGCCAAGTTTGATTAATTTTTTATAAGATTGCATAGCCTTAATATCAGCACTT